AAATCGGGTAATCGCCCCGAGCGACGCGGCAATGGTCCATCTCGATTGGATCGTCCACACGCCGGAAGAGCGCGATCAGAAACTGGCGCGCTACGATGAGCACACCCCAAATAGCGGCTCAAATTGGCGCGAATATTATTTAGCCGATTGTCTAGACCCTGCTTTCGAATCACACATCGAGCCCCTTCCAATTGCCGGGTTCGAGCAACTGGAAAAGGATCTGACTATCAGATACGAGCAAACAACTCGCCGCGCCTCGCTAGCGGTGCCGACGTGGCGTCCACAAATATGACCGGCGCCCATTCGCGAAATTCTGATTTGCAACCAGGACGGGATCGTATTAAGTTCCGGGTTACAGCCTAGGGTAGTTCGACACCAATTTATAACGCACAGCTATGCTTCATAATGAAAGAATCTACCGCATTGCGGCGATTATCGATCCAGCCGCATTTCGAGACGCGAACATCATCAGCACGTTCTGGGTACAACCCGCACGCGAAAGAGCGCTGCAGAAAGCACACCAAATACTCGATTTCGTCACTGGCGCCGCCGTGCCGGTGAACGACAACGTGGATTTCCCTACGTGCCGCGCGCCGCTCGATAAAACGCTGGAAAAGTAGCACCCATCTCCTGTGCCGATAGGGCGCAATCCCGTCCGAGCCGCGCTCAGGCAAACGCCGCATCGATCTGATCTTTTGTGATGATCGTGCCAGCGGCAGGCCAGCGCTGGGCGCAAGGCTCGGATTATATTCGGGTGTATCCTACCCGTACGGGCTAGGCGGCGGAGTAAAATTAGCAGTCCACCGCGCAATGCCTTTGCTGACCCGAATTTCGTCCACCCAAGCGTTCACCCCATCGCTTCCGGTCATGCTAGCGCCGATGACTGGCCGGTTTACGTCGCCTGAATAATTGGTGGTGTCGCTGTAGGTCGATCCGGCCTGAGAGCCGTCGACGAACATCTTCGTGCTCGTGCCCGACCGTGCCACCGTGATGTGATACCATGTATTGATCGGCAATGATGGCCCGAGAATGCGGTCTGCCGAATTGGCGAAATAGCGGAGCGCGTTGCTTGCCGCCCCCTTAACATAAATCGTTGGGAATGCACTATTTGTGCTGAATGGGCGGTCGGCATAGACGTGGACATTAGTCCCCGGCAGGGACGAAAATCGCAGACGCATATCAATCGTGAAGTCGCCAGTGCCGAAATAGAAATCGGTCGTACCGCTATCGAATTGCAGCCAACCACTAGAGCCGCCCGGAAATAAGTAGGCCTTGCAGCAGCCGCAATTGACCGTCTACGCAACGAGTCCTGCTCGCGATAGGGCGCGGCGGTATGAGCGCAGCAGAGATCGCGCTGGCGATAGCCAACGAGATGGCGAGCGGGCGCATGACGGGGTTTACAGGCTAGGGCCGCAAACTAGAATGAGGGTATGAAAGCACTACTTAAGACCATCCCCGGCGTGCGTACGGCTCTCGATATCCGCAACCGGTTGATTCACATCGAAGACAAAATCGATCGATTAACCGGCGAGAAACATGTCGTGGAGTCAGAGAACTACGTCGGACACTCTGATCAAGCTTTTGGCTCAACGACATACGCGCAAAGTGGGGAGGATCTTATAGCCCTCAACACGTTTGCTCTTCTTGGTATCCAGAACCCAAGATACCTCGACATCGGGGCAAATCATCCCTGGCATTGCAGCAATACCGCCCTGTTCTACAAACGAGGGTGCAGTGGCGTCGCGGTCGATGCTGATCCCGATATTGTCGCCCTCTATCGAAAAGAGAGGCCGAACGATCTCGTCCTTCATTCTGGCGTCAGCACCGAAGTCGGGAAGATGCCGTTCTACCGTCTAGCCAGCATGAGTGGCAGGAACACCTTTGCGAAAGAAATGGTGGATCAGTTCCAAGAGGTGAATAAAGAGGCGTCGATCCAAGAAACCATCACGGTGAAGGTCACAACCATTAACATGATCGTCGAGACATTATTCAAGGGTAGATGGCCAGATTTCCTATCGCTCGACATCGAAGGACTGGACGAACGGGTTCTTGCGGCAACCGACTTTTCTAAAGGACAACCAGCGATCCTATGTGTGGAGAACCGGAATGGCCGCGGAGATGACCTAACGCACCAAGTAGCAGCAGTTGCTGTGTCTAAAGGATTTAAGCCTTGGGCTCGCACATGGGCGAACGCAATCTTTCTTTCCGAAGGCGCTCATAGCAAGCTTGTTTTCTAAACGCGAGAACACCGCGCGACCGACTCTGCCGCAACTAGATTCGCTATCCTATGACCGTAACTGTCTTTCTTTGCTCGTCTCCGCAAACCCCGGCCGTTACAGAGTCAATAATATTTGGCACATACAACGCTGGATTCTACTGCGCGGAGTGCCAGAACTTCATTTCTTTCATGCGACGACTCAATCGATCCAGCGAAGCGATAAAGTTTGACTCGGATGGCCCGGTTTTCGTCAGGTGCCCTCACTGCAGAAGCATGGGCGCTTACTCGACAAGACTAATCTCCTTTATCTACCTAACAGAGTTCAATCTCAAAAGATTGCGCGCTCCGAGAGATAGGCGGCGTCCAAAAGTGCAAAAATAACTTACTTGTCCTTCGATATGCCGAGTTCCTCGTACATAGCGATTTGCGACTCGAGGAACTTGTTTCGCTGCTGCGCTTCGATCAGTTGGAAATGCATCAACTGCAGCAATTTTGCCGATACGGTCGCATCGCGTTGCGGCGCCCCCACATGCCCCTTTCGGATACGACCAACGACGGTCAGAAAATCTTCCATCGGCGTCTTGAGCAATTCGGCGTACAGATCGGTTGGCGGCACAACCGGAGTAGCAATCTTCTTCGCCGAGACGTTGAGCGATATCCCAATGCGCTCATCTAGCCCCCGCGGTGCCCACCCGTTCGATGCGTCGGACAGGTTCGAATTCCACCAGTTGAATTCGCCAAAGCCCAGCGTTTCGAGAATGTCGACCAGCATCCCCGGCGTAAAACCGTAGCGATGCGCTTCGAAGGTATTCTCGCGACCGCCTAGGCCATAGATCAGGCCCATAACATGGAACGACGATTCCCCGGATAGAAGCATCCGTAGGAGCGCCGACATGTCGGGGACGGCGATCTTGACCATTCCGCCCATCGACAAGACACGGCCGAATTCCGCGATCGCTGCGAAGCTGTCGGGCCAATCGATGTGTTCGAGCACATGGCCCGCGACGACCTCGTCGCACGTTCCATTTGCAACCGATGACATGTTGCGAATGTCGGCAACAATATCGGGCTTGTTCGTTGGATCAATATCGACCGTTTGATAGCCCTCGGGTTTGTAATCCCTTGAGCCCACATACAGCTTCATTTTGACGCTCCAATCACGCGCAGACGACCACGCTCAGTTTGGATTGTAAGATGCTTGATGGCCAGCTCTGCGACGGCACCAGGAGGCTGGCTGTACATGCAGATCGGCTCATTAAATCCGCGCATACATCGATTCATCCATAATTCGTCGAGCCACCAGCAATCGCCGCAGGTTTTCGGATCGATATTGATATTGTCTGGATAGCCAAAGTATTGCGATGGTGTGGGACCAAAGACGACCAGCGACCTGCGTCCTAGAGCGCTCGCGAGGTGAACCAAGCCCCCCTCGTTATCCATGTGCAGGGTAGAATTCTTGAGTAGGCCAGCTACCAGAGGTAGCGTCGTCTTGCCAATCAGATTGAAATCAACGCCATCAATTGGCACACTTGTGGTCGTTCCGATTTGCACCACTTTCACGTCCGGCCGCATGACCTTGATGCGGCCAACAACGTCGGTGAAATGCGGGTAACACTTCGTGGCCCGCCGCTCTGTGATAATGAAGTTGGTGTCAAATCCATTGTGAACAGTAATGAATTCAACGTCGCGCAAGCTTAGCTCATCAACTGCGGATTCGTCGCTCTCTATATCAATTTGATCCCCGCCATAATCGATACCCGCCATGTGGTGCAGAAAATTGCGGCGATCCCAACCGAGTTTAATTGCCCTTCTAGCAAGGCCGTTATCAAGCCTCGGGTGATTTACTACGTAAGGTTCCAGTCCTCGATTTCTGGTCTGAATAATGGACCGGATAACATCCAATAAACGCGGATGCTTGTTCAGATTGCGCCACCGCACGGTTTCGTAATGAACGATAGCAAGTTGATTCAACGAAAGATGGATGTCGTATGCTGAGCGCGCAGCTTCCTGGAACACGTCAAGATGCGCCGCCCCAAAGCCTGGCAGGTTTTGATAGACCCAGCGGGCCATCTCCGGTGTTGGACAGAACACATCAAATTCGAACGGGCCTGCCGATTCGAATAGATCCCGCAAAAACCTGCCTATAACGATCAGGTCGCCGAGCCCGCCGGTTATCGACACCATAACCAGAGCAAGACCCTGATCCGCGCGCTCCCGACGCCACCGCCTAAACCTGAGCCCGCCGCCATAGAGACGAGCGCGCTGGAGAATCGTAACCCCAGCATATTTCACTGCGGCAATAGGCGACTCCGTCTCCACGTAGACCCGCCTGACACGACTCGAAAAGCGCGAGATTTTCTGTCCGAGTACCGTCATCCGCGGATCGCCCCTTTTGCGGCATAACTTAGGCGTGTCCGAGGCATTAATCGCTCGAATCCCGGCGGTCAACTCTCCCGTGCGCAGTGTGCATATTTCACGAAATTAGCGACAAAAGAACGCACTATAGAGTCCGCGCCGGGGTTTACTGGCAGAAGTTGTAGCCGGTACTATTGTCCGGTTTAAAACGGACACAAGCGCTACCTCTAATGGATATCAATGTTTTCTCGAGGATCCCGCCTTGGAAAGGCGCGGCGCCTGCTGGTTACAAGGCGGATTTCGTCGGCTCTCTCATCAACCCGGAATACCGACACGGCGTGGCCGATGCGGGGAAGATTTCGCCCCAATGGCCGGTCCCGCTGAATGACGAAGTCTTCGAGTGGATTGCGGTCCTGGAGAGCGTCGTCGAGGCCAAAGACGCCTACACAATGGTTGAACTCGGCGCAGGTTACGGTCGGTGGACCGCGCGCGCCGCTTGCGCGCTGCGTCTTGCGCATCCGACCATCAGCCCGCAATTCATCGCCGTCGAAGCAGAGCCAACCCACTTCAAGTGGCTGCAAGAGCACCTCGCCACGAACAAACTCGCGCCGGAAAGCTACACGCTGGTGCAGGCTCCGGTCACCGCGAAGCGAACGAAGGTGCCGTTTACAATCGGGCACTCGGACGAATGGTATGGCCAAGCCGTCCTGCCGTCGGCTGACTACGGTTACGGCGACTGGCCACAGGCATCCGTTGTCGAAATGCGGTCAACGACAATCCGGCACCTGATCCGACGTCACCGCCACGTCGACCTTATCGACATGCACATCCAGGGCGCCGAGCTCGAGTGCGTGGCACGATCGCTTAGAGTGCTGGAGAGGAAGGTCGATCGCCTCTACATCTCGACGCACAGCGACGAAATCCATAGTCAGCTTTTCCAGCTCCTACACAACAGAGATTGGTGGTTGGCCGAGCAGGCCAAGCCATTGCGGCCATACTATACGAGCATGGGTCAATTCGATTTCACGGATGGATTTCAGTATTGGCTCAATCCGAGATTGAATCGTTGGCGTATAGGCCCCATCAGGCGGGCGATGCAGCGTCTTTCTCGAGCAGTGAGACCTCAACCAAAGACGCCGACAAAGCTCACATCCGTTGGATAACGCTCAGGCAAACGCGGCGTCGATCTGCTCTTTCGTCGTGATCGTGCCATCCCCAATCGCTGCAACCACATTCGCGTAGGTCGTAAAGCACGTATTGACGTGTGCCTGGACCGCGTCCGCGATGGCGAGCATCGTCGGTGAATCGACGGGGTAGCTGTTGCCGTCAGCCGCCGCCCAGGGCGTTGACCAATTCGGATCAGCCGCGGCGGCGACGCGCGCTCCGATAATCATGATCTTGGAACGGTCATCCGTAGCGATAGGAACGCCGCCAACCGTGATGCCGCTAGTCTCTTTATCCAATCGCTTTGCCGCAGCATAGGTCAACGGCTCGAACGGCAACGGCGCTCCAGCCGCGCGCAGAACATCCTTGAGGTTGTCCATGCTGTCGATGCGCGTGGGCATGACACCTGCCGCGAGACATGCCTGATAGGTCGCATCGGTGGTTGGCACCGTCGCGGCGCGCGCGCTGGCATAGACCTGCGTTTCGTCGCCGCCGACGATCCAGTACCAGTTTGCCACATTGTAAACGGTCATGAATATTGCCCACCCGTTGCCGTAGCGCCGGCTGTGCCGCCGGGGAAATAGTTTGCACCCCCACCGTTGGTCTCGATTACACCGCACAACGTTGCGTTATATCGTTGCCCTGTTGCCGCCCCCGAAAAGGTCTGCCCCTGCATCGAGATCATGCCGGTCATATACGCCAGCGCGAAAATGGAGAAGGCTGGCGTGCCGGTGAGCGTGATCGTCAAACCGGCATTCGAAATAATTGCGCCGTTCTGCTGGGCGCGAAGGTGGTTGCCACCGGACGACCCACCAGAGATCGTGTAGTTGCCGGTGATATTGACGATGGCGTTTAGCGCTGACGAAATCGAATAGTATGGACTGGCAATCGCGCCAAAGTGCACACCATTGAGGTTGAGGAACGTTGTGCCTTGGGCGCTGATGCCTGAACCTGATGTCGTGGTCTGGATTTTGCAGCCCTGGATCGTCCATCCGCCGCAATTGACAGCTGCAACAGCCTGTCCGCCTCCGGTTGTGCTTATGAGCACATTGGCGGGCGATCCGGTGTTGCCAGTGATCGTCATAGAGCCTGCGCCTGTATAGCGCTTCAAGACGACGGGATCGGTGTACGTGCTATCAGCAACGCTGATCGTAACGCTATAGATCGAAATATCGAGCGCGCACGCGGTGTCAATTGCCTTTTGCCACGTAGCAAAGGCATTACCGCTGCCTGCTGCCAAACCGTTATTGCTATCGCTCCCGTTCGTGCCATCGACGTAATAGGTTCGGTTGGCGGTCAGGACTTCGCGAAAATTAAAGGCCGACTTCAACGCCGCTTTCAAGTTGGCCCACGTCAGCTTCTTTAGGACATTCGACGCCGCGCTATCGACAATCGGCAGTTCGTCCGCATCAACCGGCGTGGTCTTCCCGCTCGCAGCGTGCGTCCCCGGCGCGATGACCGTGATACTCGCCGTCCCATCGAAGGATTGGCCGTCAATGTTGCGGGCGTTCGTCAGCTTCGCCGCGCTTCCGGTCGTGTTCTGATTGAACGTCGGGAATGTGTTTGTCCCGCTGTTAAGGTCTTTGTTGGTCAGCGCCTGCGTGTCGGTTGTGCCGACGACCGCGCCACCCGGCAACGCCTTGCCGCTGTCCGCGATCAGCTTTCCGCTCGATCCGCTAAAAGTGGGGATATTTCCAGCAGTCGCGCCAGCCGGCCCGACCACGTCGCCCGTGCCCGCTCCCGACGCACCACGAATGTTGCCGGTGATGCACCACGTGCCAGAAGCCTTGGTCCACACGTCGCCGATGACACCCGTCGAGCCATCACCGACCTGGATGTAAAAGTCGCCATCAGCTCCGGTACCGTTGTCGGGGTCCGTGGTGCCGCCGAACCATTTAGCGCCGTCGGTGCCGTCAGCACCGTCGATGCCGTTCGTTCCATCTGCGCCCGGAGCCCCGGCCTGTCCCTTGTAGTTTTTCCAGAGGCCTGTGAAGTCCGACGCTGCCGGCGTGGCAATCACGGTAGTCGTCGTCTTGACCGCGATGTAATCCAGCGATGCGCTAAACGTCGTGGTGAAGCCTGTTCCGGTATCGTCACTCGCATAGGCGATATAGACGAACGCCGACGCACCGTCTGGCCCCGCCGCCCCACTCGGCGTCCACATCCAATAATCGTCGTCGGCTTCAGCGTCAGGGGGCTGATGGTTCAGGTTGCCGCTGACCTTTGAAATAAAGGTACGGCCGCCGCTCACAACATAGGAGCCAGTGCTATATGTCGTTTCGGCATCCCACGCGCCGGCCGGCGTCAGCCCCTTGGAAATTCCAACAAACGTCCACACCCCGCCTTCCATCAGCCAAAGCTTTCCGGTCGACGCCTGGAGAGCGTACTGGCCATCGTCCGCAGTCAGCCCATACGACGTGGGGCCCGTCGCGCTCGACGGAATATAGAGGTAGAGGCCTTCCGCGTTGAGCCGGTTGACCAACTCGACAACATTCTGCGCGACCTGGCCACCCGCGAAACGCAAGGGCGACACTTGCCACACGACGTAGGCCACGGCGGTTTTCGTCGTACCCGCCCACGGCTGCGTCAGCTCGGCCGTGCCCGCGCTCGCATCCACGCTGCGGATGCGCACCGCGACAAGACCGTCGATCTCGATTTCATCGAACACTTGCACGTTGGCGCTATTCCACATCCCGCCCGTCATCGTTACGGTCGTTTCGCCGTTGGTGATGGAAACGGTGCCGACGTTGTATTTGGATTCAGCCATTAGATGATGCCGTTTGGTTCGAAGAAAACGATGTCAGCGCCATCAAAGATGGCGTTGAATGTGGTTTGACTTGATGTCGTATTGAGATTGATAGTGTTCAATGAAGCGACAATCTGAACGGTGACATCACCGTCCACCTCAACGGTTGCGCCGCCGCCGCAGGAAGCCCCGATATTTTTGAACGTATCAGACGGCATATAATTTGCGTCGAATGCACGCATCGGAACGGTCTGAAGCGTATTGCCAGATGCATCTTTAACAACGGCATCAAGCTTCATTTTTAAGATCTGAAATTGTGTGTCGCCTCCAGGAGAAACGTTGACGTTTCCAGTTCGCACCATCGCCCAAAACACGACCCTTCCGGTCAACGATGTAAACGTCGACTGTTTTACGACTCCCGTTGCACTGGTCTGCACGTTGTTGAAACTGTCGTTATGAGCAATCCCACAAGTCACCGTGACTGGGCTTGATATCCCATCCACCACGTTTTTAATTGCGTAAGCCGAGCTTATGTTGTCGGCGGTCAGATTGGTGATGTTAGCGGTGATGAAGTTTGCCGCCTCCGCGGTAATCATCCGCGCGGTGACGGTGCCATCCAAGAACAGGTCACCGTTGAGGCCGATCCGCGCCGCGCCATCAACTTCACCCGCCACGAACCACGGGAACGGATCGCCACCGTTTACACCTGGAAATGACACGCCAAATTGATCGGCAACAATGTTGAACGCGCTCGTCGTACCGTCGTTATAGGCCTGTATGCCGGCCACATAGCCGTCGACGTCGAGCTTGACATTCCATGTCCCGATCAACCGGCCCGCTGGCGTGGCAAGTGCTTCCGCCGTCTCGGTGACGGTCGCGCCCTCCATTCCGAGCGAGGCATTGACGGTCGTGCGGAACGAGGCAAACGCCGCGTCGGCGCTAGTGGCGACCTCCGCAACCTGCTCGACCGACGCCGACAGATTGTCATGCACCGCCGTCAGTTGCTTGCGGACGAGGTGCTTGGCGTTGGTCGGCATCGCGGCGACGTCGGCCGCAATCGACGACATCAACTGATCCACGGAGTTCAGCCGGTCCAGCAAGGCCGTCTGCAACTGATCGACCTGATACCGGATCCCCTCCCGCAGCGACTTGACCGCGACCGTATTGGCCAAGATTTCGATGGTAGGAGCAGCAAGATCCACGCTGCTGAAAGGCCCATTCATGGAGCCGACCGCCTGAACGCGCAGCGTCAGGCCGGCGAGCGTCACCATCGCCGTGAACTTGTTGTCGATCCCCTCGCAAACCTGGATCCACGACGCCCCGTCGTCGTAGGAAACATCCGCGCGGTAGTAGAACGCACCAGCCGCCGGGAACCACGACGCGGCCAAAAGCGGTTCCGCCACGCCCTGCGTGAACGAGGCGTTCAACCCGACGATCAACGGAGCCTTCGGCGTCGTCGGATAGGTCGGAACAGGCAGGATCGGCGGATCGCCAATATCGATTGTGTGGACTCGCTCGTCGTCCACCACCAATGAGAGCGTGCATTGGTTTTCGCCGTTGGCTTGGCCGCCCAGCACCATGCACAGCTTGGACTGGTTATCTGCGGTGCCAAGCTCGAACGATGGGTATTCCGCGCCGTCGGCGCGCGCCAGTACATCCGCCAGCACAATGCTCTGCGCCGCTTCGACCGCGGCAAGGTCGGTTTCGTCCAGCTCCGCGATATCGTCCGTCGCCCCTGGCGACACCTTGACCGGGCCGAACCACTTACCGTTCGGCCGGCGCAGGCGGACATAGTGCTGCTCGCCGGTTGTCCACGTCGGCGTGGGCGAGAGCGTTAGGTTAAGCGTGTCCACCGCGACGACGGCGCCACTCTGTCCGTAATTCTGCGGCAATTCGGACTGCACCCGCAGCGCCTGGCCGAAGGTGATGGCCCGGCCCTCGTATTCGGTACCAATCGTCACCGTCTCACGGCGATAGATCGACTGCAGATAGAAGAACGCCGCTTCACGGTAGGCGTGATCGCGGTTGACGATGCCGTCAATCCGCTTCGTCTCGGCGTTGACCGAGTGGAAGCCGCCCTCGCCCGGCATCTCAGGTGGGTACTGGACCTGCGCCGGTCGCCAGGTGTTTTCGTCGATGTATTCAACGATCACCGCGTCGGGGTCGTCGTCACCCAGCATGGTGAAGCCAATCTCGACGGAGTCGCGGACGATCTCCCGATCGGTCAGCAGCATCGACGGCACGTCGCGCCACTCGTCCCGCACCACGGACATCGTGTCGCCCAGCCAGAAGTGCTTGGACCGCGCGACATTCAGCGGCTTATCGATCGCCTCGGGCGCGCTGACCGCGTTGGTGAAAATGTAATCGAACTTGTCGCCTCGGGCGTCCGCGGCGGCCGCGGCATTCAGGATGGTGTTGAAGTCGCACTTAGACAGCGCGATCCCGCAGCCGTACTGCGCGTTGGTCCCGACATCGAGCGCCGCCCAGAACGGGTTGCGCGTCGCCTGCGTAACGAACGCCGACGTGCCGGGATCCCACACGGGAATCTTGCGCGTGCCGAGAACGCCGAATTTGTACGATCCTTGCGTGCTTTCGGTTGCCTTGATGCGGATGGCGATGGTCGAGACGTCCGGGAACGAATTATTCCCGACCACAAACGCGCGCAGCCCCGCCCAAATCACGTCGCTCGCGCCGTTGTTATCGGCCGGCACGTCATTGTTGCGGCGAAACCGGACTTCATAGCGCCCCGCGAGAACTGCCGTCTTGACGCTATCGCGAATAGGCGAACGGCTGGCGTAGCTCCGCGTGATCGTAAAGAGGTTGGACCAATTGCCGCCGCCGATCGGCGCGCCAGCATCGTCAACAGCCCGATACTCCGCGGTCAGGCTCACAAACGCCGAACGGGTCTGCCCCGAGTCCTGATCGATCGTGAAGCAGCCGGCCGGAAGGACGAAGTCCACAGCCAGCGCGTTGGCCAAGGTACCGGATGGATTGGCGATGAAACCCCCGATATACGCGCCCGGAGCGCCGTGCGGGAGCTGCTGGCCGCTCACCTCGTCGGCCTGCGCCACGTTGACGGGGAACAACGTGACCGGAGCGCCGGGCTCATAGAACGCGACCGTGGCCGACGTGAAGCCGGACAGCACGCCATCCGTCGAATTCCAGAACGGGGTGTCGTCCACCAGCAACTGCTCGTATTCCATCGAACCCATCGATGGCGACAGCAGCACGTTGAGGTACTGATCGTTGCCGACGAATTCGCTCCACGGCGCGGCCGCGAAATCGGGATAGGCCTTGAGGCGCCCATACCAGACCGGCAGCGACTGGCCGAGCCGGGCCGCATTGCCTTGCGCCTGGACCGAATAGATCTGATCGACTTTGGCGTTCGGATCGTTCGTGGCGCCAGGCCGTGGCGCCACCAGCGCGTTGATCAGCAGCGAGCCGCCGAGCATCAATGCGCCGGAGAGCGCCTGGCCGGCCGTCAGCGTGCCAACCAATGTCGCGCTCGACGAGATACCGGCGGCACCAAGGATTCCGCCCGCCAGCGGCGTGGCGAAGGCCGCCAGGGCCACCAGAGCTACCAGACCCAACACCTGCTTGCCGCCACGTTTGCCGCCCAGCGGATACGATACGAACCGCACCTCGTCGCCGGCGCCGATCCGCGTCTTGCGCCACTCCTTGCGCAGAACGTATTCGCCGTTGACCTGGAGCGTGGTCGGCAAACCCTTGCGGAACTGCCAGCCGTATCGTGCGTCGCGCCGCGCCCAGCCGGTGCGGCGCAGGAACGCCGTCACCGTCTCCCGACTCCGCGGAACGGCGCGGGCCACCTCGAGCCCAGGCATGACGACATGCACCGCCGGCCGCCGCGCGGGCCTGGCCCGGCGTGCGCGGGAGCGCTCCGCCGGCATGCGAGCCGGCAGTTTCGGCAATGGTGCGTGCATGGTTATTTCGGCTCGAAAAATCTCAGTTTCTTCCAGCCCCGTTGCTGCAGGGCCAGGACGCTTTCGGCGCAGACGCCGTTCGCTTCATCGCAATGGAGCACGATCTGTTCGGGCTTCAGCCACACACCAACGTGCCCAGGCATCTTCAGGTGCGCCATCAGCACCAGCGCGCCGTCGGCCGCCGTGACCATCCCATGCGGCCCGGTCTCGACCTCGCGCCACGATGCGCGTTCTGGATGACCATCGAACGCCTTGAGCACCCAACGCTTATCGAGCAACACCGGAACGTCGACGGCCGGCAGAATGCGGCCGAACAACTCCGCCTCGACATGCGCCACGAAATCCCAGCAGTTGCCGCCCCGCCACGACCACGGAAGGCCGATCAGCGCGGCCAAGAAACTCGCGCGCGTCACGGCAGCAGGCTCGGAAATTCAACATAGTTGTAGTTCTTATCCTTGCGCGGAAACCGCCGATTGAGCAGATTGCCAACCATCGCTGTCCCGGTGATCGTCGATCCCTTCACCTTGATGTCCCGCAATTCGAAGGTGACCGGCCCATAGGCCGGCTCTGTCAGATCGCTCATCAGGTACTCGCGATAGAGCACCTGGACATACTCCCGAACCTGCTGTGCCGCGCGGATTTGCGGCAGAAGTTCGCGATTGACGTTGTCGACCGACAACTTGCATTGCGGCGGCAATCCTTCCCGCTGCTCCGGCGGCTCGGCCGAAAACGGACACGCCAGAAACGTCACTGTCTCGCCGCCGTTTCGTGGCGCGCCCTCTTCAATCCCAAGATCGACGTCGTCACCGACGCCAGCCGCCACCCGCGCCGGCTGATCGAACGACGATTGCCAGATCTCCAGCGTGAAGAGCGTGTCGTCACCAGGCGGACAGGACGCATAGGCCTCCAGCAATGCTTCGCTATGCGTCGGCATTAGACGTTGAAGACCTTCAACTGCATCACAACGTCGGTGATGTCATCGGCCACGTACGCGTATTGCACGGGCTGCGATAGGTTGAACTGGCAGACCTTGTTTTCATAAGCAGCGCCCGTCCACACATCCATGGTGAAGCGACCAGCCCCACCACCCAGCGTCTCTGAGAACCAGGACTCGAACGTCGCAAGTTGAGAATCCGTCATGCGGATGCGCTGTAAAAGCGCCGTCACGTTGTCGCCCGGGCGGCGGCGACTCCGGCTGTTGCCGCCATTCATCTCCGTGACGATTGCTGGCGCGCTCCACGGCGTCTGCTGGAAGCCGTCAACCTGCGGCTGACTTGGAACATCGGGCCACGTCGACAACGCCATCAACGCCCCCCGTAGCCCTGAAGCTTGGCCGCCATCGTCCGCGAGATCGGCCCATTCGACTGAGCATCGTTCGCGATCACGCCCTGAACGGCGTCGCGGATTAACACGTCAACGCCGCCGCTGGAGTTCTGCTGCTGCTCGACCCTGGCGCTCGACTGATTGATGATGTTGACCGCCACGACAGTCGATCCGGCGGGCGACAACTGGCGCATCTGCCCCGGCGTCAGCACGCTCTCATCGTTGCGGATGATGGCCGGTCGCTCGCCGGGACCAATTCCGGTGTGAAAGCGCGGCGCATCGTCGAAATACGCTGGGTGGATGTACCGGGTAGCCCTAATGGCGTCGCCCGGACCATGGCCACCATGATGGATGGCGCCCAGCAATCCACCGGTTCCACCATTCGTTCCCGCACTCATCCCGCCGCCGGACCCAAACAAATTTCCCAATCCGATACCGCTTCCACCAAAGGCCGCGTTCCAAAGGTTGTTCGTCGCCATGTCGACGAGTTTGTTCGTCACCTTCGTCAGCATGCTGTCGAGCGCGTTGCCAAACGCTTCAGAGGCTGATCTACCGGCACGAAGATCCGACACAAAGCCTTTCAGCGCGTCAGCCGCGGTGTCGTGCGTGAACTGGAGCTGCTGATTGAACCGCATCTGCGTCGCGATGGTGCCGTTCATCTGGCTGGCGAAGTCGTCGCCATAGATGCCGCGCAGCCGCGTCGCGATCTGCTGTTCATCGCTTGAGCGGCCGATCTGTGACCGGTCAAAGGCGATGTCGCTCAACGCCTGACGCTCAGCCAGGACTTGCTTGATCTGCGCCTGCTTATTGATCTCGTCGGTGAGCGCCTGCAGGTGTTTCTGGTCGTAGGCGTCGCGGCTGCCGTAAGTCCGCAGCGCCTCTTGTTCGAGCTGCTGCTTGGCCTGAAGGATGGCGCGCTGCCGGTCCTGCTCGACCGATGACTTGCCGACTAGGCCGAGTTCCAGCGTCACCTGATCGGTGATTTGCTTGGTCGCAAGGAGGCGCTCTTTCTGTGCATCGACGATCTGCTGTGTCGCCTGCCGGATCGCCAGCGTGCGTTCCAGATTGGCGATCTCTGTTGCCTGTGGACTGTTAGACCGCTGATTCAACAACGACTGCTGATAAGCGACGTTGCCCAGCGCCTGCGGCGACCGCGCGCCAACGGATTGGATGGAAAGCTGTAGGCCGGCAATGGTCTGCTGATTGGCGGTCTTAAATGCATCGACCTTGCCCGTGACCATGGCAAGGGCCTCGGCAAGCTGCTGATAGGTCACGCCCATGCGCTTCAACACTTCGGACTGAGCGCCGCCCGACATTTGCACTTCGACCATCTTGTGCGACAACAGATCCTGCGCGTTGACCAATCCCTGCAGCTCGTCAATTTCCGGCAAGGCCGCCGTGACAGCGGCACGCGCCACGAAGGAATCGCGTCGTTGCTGCGCGTCCTCGATGCTTTGCTGGTACTTCTGCCACTGCGCCGTCAGCTTCTCGAGCTCGGCTCGCTCCGCAGTAAGGCGCTGATCGACGTTCCGTGCGACGCCAAGGCCGCGCGGCAGGTTCTGCAGGCGCTCGATGTTGGCCTGCACGCGCGCGATCTGTTCGTCGAGACCCTCGGTGAAGCCAATCCCAGTTGCTCGCGATGCACCGGCGCTGAACTTGTCCCAGGCATTCGACATGGCGTTGCCGAGGGCCGTCCAGAAATGCGTACTGGTCGAGACGTTCTGCGTAAAATCCGACAGGCTGGTCTTCGCTGCGCCGATCAAGGTCTGCTGCGCCTCATAGAGACGGTTCTGGTCGCTCAGATTCTTGATCTGGCGCTGGGTGGCGGCATCCAGGAAGCCTAGTCGTTCGTTCAGTTCTTCCGCGCCCTTCACCGGGTCCGCGAATGCCTTCGCCAGCATCTGCGTGGCCTTGGTGGCATCGACGCCGAGCGCTGTCGCCACGTCATGGCCGAGGCCGACGATCTGACCGATATTGTCCTTGCCGACTTTACCGGTCGCGGCCAGCGCGGTTGCCAGTTCGCGCGCCTCGGACACCGAAAGCCCGAAGGCGGACGAGCCGGCCGAGGCAATTTGGTTGATGCCGCCGACGGTCAGGCCCGATGCCCGGCCCGTGCCGCTCAGCGCCTGTGCGATCTGGCGCTGCGTCGCGCCCCACTGGTTCGCGGCGGTGACGGCGGCGATGCCGATGGCGGCAATACCGCCCGCGGCCAGCCGCGCCGGCGTGAAGATCTGGCCGAGCCAGGACAACGTCTGCTTGAAGAAGCCGCCGACCGTGCCTTCGGAACTGGCGAACACGTCGGCAACCTGGCTGCCCTGCTGCACCAGCACTGTGAACGGCGACTGACCCGAGGCCAGCGACACACCGACGTCCTGAAGCTGCCGGCTCAGGTTGATCAGTTCATAACGCTGCAGGCCAGTCGATTTTGTGGCCGAATCCGTCGCTGTTTTCGCCTTGTTGATGGCGTTGATCTGCTGATTGTAACGGGCCGTCGCGAGGTCGATAACCTGAGCCCGCTGGGTCTCGGTGCCGATCCCTTCCTCGCTGTAGCGAGCCACGGCTTCCCGCGCGCGCTGCAGCTGCTGCTCCGCCCTGATGTTCGGGTCGAGCCGCGCCAGCATGCGCTCCAGCGACTGTGTCGACGTACGCGTGACCTTGTCGACGCGCTCTTCCGACACCGCCATGCGATCGAGGGCTGCCGCAGCCTGATCGACCGTGGCCTGCCCCTGCACGCTCATCTTGTAGATCGCGGTTTCGACAGTGTCGGGCATGATCTATCGCGCGGTTCTCGACTTTGATTGCTGCTTGTCTCGTTTCGCTGCCGCCTCCGCGACGACGGAGCGGTAGGCAGCATCGAGACGCACCAGAACGCGGACTTCCCAGGGCTCGGGATCAGCGGCGGTTAGAACGGCCCAGGCATGGATTTCGGCCCAGCCGATCGGCATCAGTGCAAACCCGTTCGACGCACGGGCCTGGCTCAGTTCATCGAACCATTGCCAGATATGCTGCAGTTCGAACGGGAACGGCGGCGCATCGTCGCTCAGCGTCTTCGGTTTTACCGCGCGGCCGAGATTGGCCCATTGCCGCCGCGCGGATTCCTCGTGATCGCGGACCGTGGCCCCGTCGGATTGCCGCAGGCCCAGCGCGAACTCGCGCCGGGCATAGGCGATCAGTTGCTCGACGAGGCCCGCGAGAAATTTCCCCGGTCGGCCGCAAACTCGTCGACCTGTTCGCGCAGCCAGGACATCGCCGGCGTTGCATAGAGCTCGCGCGCCGACTGCGGGCTGAACACCACATCGATCGACTCACCATCGAGCCCCACCAGATTCCAGCCGGCCGTCAGCGCGGCCAGAAGGTCGTGGCCCTGCGCCTCGATTTCCTCAGGCGTCAGCTTCGCCCGGGCCGAGACCGAAAGCCGCCGTCGCGTCACCTCGCGGTCGAACCGCCGCTTCACCTCGGAGTCGGCGGAATACACCTCGATGTAAGCTTCGATACCGTCCTTGGACCGAAGCGGCTGCCGGGTCACCGGATGGGTGATGATCATGCGGCACGGCTTCTCGACCGGCAGCGCCAGGCTATCGAACTTGCTCATGGAAAGTCCTTTGTCGGAAGGGTGGGCCGGAAACCGCCGACACGATCTCCGGCTCGGTTGCGCAACCACACACCGCCGCCATGGCCCAACGGCGGATGCGCGACGTGCCCCGTGATCGGCGGGGAGCGAGAAACTAGGCTGCGATCTCGGTATCGACGATCTGGATGGTGGTCTGATCGACGCCGGCGGTGCTGCCGCCATACTTCAAGGCTTGAAACGGCAGCGTAATGGTCTGGCCGCCCTCGCCTTGCGTCTGCGGATCCGCGTCGGAGAACTTCACGCGCGGCAGGAAGATCGTGTTGGCCGCCGGCGCATCGTCGTTCGATGTCGTGAGATAGGCCAGGATGCTGATCTCGTCCTCGTCGACGAAATTGTTGATCAGATCGACGTCCTCGAACATCGCCGTGAGCTGACCGGTGACGTTGGCGCGACCGAGGAAGATTTCCGGCACAAAGTTCTGCCCGACCACGGCATCCGAACTCGGGCTCAGGTCCATCTGGACGTTGAGACCGGTCACGACGCCGCGGGTGGTGCCATTGACCTGGATCAGGCCATTGACCGCGGCGAAGATGCCCGTGGTGGTCTCGGCGGTCGGCGTGGTGAAGAACGGCGCGGAGGCGCCCGAAAACGGCACCTCGTCGCGGCCCATCACCGGGATTTCGATGGTGCCGAGCCCTGTCGCCGGCAATTGCAGCGTAAAACCGCCGATCCGGCACTCGGTGAACAGCCGCGCGACGTCGATGTCTTCATTATAGACCTCGATGCCGAACTTGCGCGAGGTGAAGCCGCTCGACGGCACGATCAGCCGCTTGCCGACCGACGTCACGTCAAAATCGGTATCAGCCGTCATGTCGGTTGGTGCCGGATAGACGGTCACTTCGCGGTTGCTGGTGCCACCGAAGCTCAGGATCACGAAATTCTTGCCGTTATTCGTCGCCTCGGACAGGTTGGTGAAGCGCATCACCTGGCCAACGCGGAAGCCAGCCGTGACCGGGTCGCCGGCGGTAAACGTGAACTTCGACGTCGCGTTGTCGGCGGCGACGCTGGTGTAGGTCGTCTCATCGCCCGTCACCGCCGCTTCCCAGGCGCCGCGGAACGCCGCCTCGAGGAAATCAGCGTAGGTTTTCGGCGAATATTCACCCGAGATCGAGCCGGTGACCCGCCGGGTGCCGTGCCGGAAGTCGCCGATCTGGCGATCACTGCGGATTTCCGCCGACTGATAGGTGTCCTTGGCGAGCTTGATGGTCGAGGACACGCGCCGCAGGATCTGCGCGCCCGTTGCGCCCGGGTCCGTCGCCGGGGCCGGCTGGGCATTCGGTGTGATGACGCCGGTTGCGTACTTCTTATAGGTGATGCGTGCGCTGACGCCTTCCGCGAGCGACATGGCGGCTATCCTTTCGATTTTGGATGATTGCCGCGACGGCGCGGCGACTTGCGACCGATCAGCCGATCAGGTCGAAGAACAGAGAGACTTCAACAACCACGCAGTAATAGTTCCCGACATCGGAACGCATGCCCGGCGGCTTCAAGTCGGACCCGTTGCCGAGCGGATAGACCGTGGCACCGAAGCACGACACGTCAGAATCCCGGTAACTCCGGAAGATCGAAGCCACGGCCTCGCCAAGCGTCAGTGCATCGGCGAGATCGGCCCCGCGCGGGACAAAGATGTAAACGTCGAGCCGAGCCGGGTTACGGTAACGGTTTTGCCCGCGCCCGCCGCCGAACGAAACGACCGCCGAGGCATCGGTCACGAACTCGGCATACGCAAATGCCGCCGGTGTATCCGGCAGCGGCCCTTGATCCTCACTCTGCCATCGCAGCGACGTCACACCTGCGGGCTTGTTCGCCGTCAGCCGCGACTTCAGAACGCCGAATGCACCGGCCGCCGTCGTCACGACAACACCCCAATCACGATGGCCGGCGCCTGCACCTTCGTTCCCGCCTGCTGGCGACGCTTGCGTTTTCTGCCGCCGCCGATGCCATAATGTCTCGCAAGACTTCCCTTGGCGGTGTAAGCGCTGGCAAGCTCGACGTACTGGAACGTGATTTTCGCGACGTTGCGATAGCGCGGCGTCAGTTTGTTTTTCGCGACGCGCTCATAGATGCGGTTGGGCACCTGCAGCACGAAGTCTCGCCCGGATTCCGTCTTCCCGATTTCCAGCCGGCGCGCATACGGCACAGGATTCGCGATCATGATGGTGTCGCCGGGGTTAAGACGAACAGGCATTTGCGATACGGCCGAGCCATTGATGAACAGGGTGTGGCTGCGTACGTAATCGCCCGAAACCACGGGACTGGCCTTGCGCAGTTCATCCAGCGCGAATTGCACGACCTCGCGCAGATACCGGTAGCGATAGACAATCGGCCCCGGCAGAACGACGCTATTCAGGTTCCCGTTTCCTGGTGTGTTGGCGTAGGCCTCAAATTCCGGAATGGCGCCGGAGCGGGCCTTTTGCTCCGCCATGATCTTGTTGTGGCCGGCCATGGCGACCGCCACGAGCTTCTTGCGCGCGTCTTCATGGGCCTGCTGCGGCCAGTCAACGGTCACACGACGGCGGAACGATTGCAAAGCCGCGCTTGCCATCAGCCCCGCACCTGCAGTTCGAGCGCGACCAACACTCCCGCGACACGACGCGTGTTGTCGTCGACAGCAATGATGCTCAGTTCGCGCCCCCGGATCACCAGGCGGTCGGACGGCGTCACAGGCAAGATCGCAGACAGTGGCGCGGCTAGTAGGATCACCTTGCGGTCGCCCTCCTGGATGTTGCCGACGATTTCATGCGGCGCATAGCCGGTCACCCGGCCTTTGCTCTGGGTGTCGACATGCGTGCGACTGCCGCCAGTTCCGGAATAGCGACGGACATAGACGGCTTCGCCGCGACGCTCGATCGCAAGCCTGTGTCGTTCCGCCGAGCCGGCCGGCGTATCCTCCAGAGCCAATGTCACTGAGCGACACCATTGCGATAGCGCGCGAGTTGCGCGGCGATGTAACCGGGCAACCCGCCAGCGCCGGCATCCTGACCCGGGAGCCCGCCGACCCATAAATCCGTTCGCACCGCATCAACCCCGTCGACCTCAACGCTCTGCGATTTCACCAGAGGATCTCGGCCGGTCATGGAAAGACGCCAACGAACAGCGTCAGCCGCGAGACTCTTCAGGTGCTCCGGCACCGTCGAGAATCCGGCCTTGTAAACGACGATGATTTCGCGACCATGCCACCTCGCGGGCGCGATGCGTTCCAGCAGCGCCACTTCGGGATCGACCACCACGGTCGACAAATCGATTTCGGCTCCGTCGATCGTGATACTCGTGACCTCGACGTTATGCCTGCGAGACAGGATCAACTCACGCGTACAGGCATTCCGAAACGTCTCTGTGACAGTTTCCTGCCTCAGGGTCGGTTCTGCGCCGGCGCAAACGGCGATGCCGCATTCGGCGCAGATCATCGCGGCAATCTGTCGGCCGACAACCGCTAGTTTGCTGTCCTGGCTGCTATCCGACACGGCGGCGGCGGCTCGCAGTTCGTCGGTCGTTAACAACGACGCGTCGCCAGCCGCCTGCGTCAACGCGAGTTCATGCCCCAGCATCACGCCCGCCGCTTTCTGCCGCGCCGCTCCATCATGGGCTCCACGACGGCAAATTCGGTTTCAAGCTCGACGACCGGAATGGCGAAGCCCGCCGCGATCAGCCGCCGGGCTTCGGCGTCCGGAAACTCGCGCTCATCACCAGGGGCAAGCTGATAGGCCGGGCCCGAGAGCCCGACCGTCATCCGCACGCGCATCACGCACCCGCGCTAATCGTGAGCACGCCGCTATTGCTGTAAAGCGCGCCGGCCACGGCGGGATCGGCGGTCGGCAGCCCCGTGACGATCACTCGGCCGCTGGCATCGACCGCAAATACGGCATTCCCGATGGTGAGTTTGCCGCCCTTGTCGACCACAATCTCGTCGCCGCCGGGCTTGCGGTAAACCTTGGTGTTCTGATCGGCCATTTCGGCCTCCGTTGCTGAAATCCTTGGGAGAAACAGCGGAGCCGAAGCCCCGCTGCCGTATGTCGAACGGGCCTTACGGCTGCAGCAGGTGCTTCACCGCCGCCGTGTCGCCGAGCTCGCCATCGAGTCGGATCAGCCCGGCAATGCCGAGATCCGGCCAAAACCGCTCGCGCAGCACGCCGATGACCGGCGACCCAACCTTACGAACGAAGTACTTGCCGAAGTCGCCGAAGAGCATCGACTTCTTTCCGGTCGCGATGCCATCCATCGCCTGGTTGATGCTGTAGCGGTAACCGAGGATCGTACCCGGCACACCGTTCTGAACATCGCCCGATGTCCAGATGTAGCGGCCGTCGCCGTCCTTTAGCTTGCGCAGCGCGGCCAGCGTCAGGTCGTTGAACATGAACCGGACCTTCGGCGACTGGCGGTAGGCGGGGTCGACCGAGTGAACGAGATCGACGATCTCGTCATAGGTGACGGCGGCCGCCGCCGCGGCGTCCTTGCCCTTCGTCGACGCCGTAACCACGCCGTTCGGATCGCCCGTGCCGTCGCCGGTCGTCAGTTGCAGATTGGCGATGCGGCCGAGGCGCTCGCCCAGCAGCGAGCCCAGCAGTTGCTCCATGTTGAAAATGGAGTCGACCGCGAGCTCGAACGAAAACCGTACGAACTCGGTATCGTAGGCGTAGGCCTCGAGTTGCTTCTTGCCGAAGGTGACATCCTTGCCGCCATCGTCGGTCAGAGCGCTGCCTTCGGTGTGAGTCCCGGCCGTCACGGACGTATCGTCGACCGTCGGCAGGATGATTGGATTGCCCGCGGTTGTGGTGATGACGGTGCAGATATCCTCGTCGTACATCGGCCCCCACATCTTCATCGAGCGGATCAACTGATCGCTCAACTCGGTTGGAACCGTGTAGCCGCCCGCAGTGCCCGCGCCGCCGCTCGTGGTTTGGGCGCGGAATTCGGCTTTGACCTCCACGCCGCGCTTCAAAACCGCGCGTTCCTCGGCCGACAGTTCGCCGAGATCGGCGCCGCGAGACAAGAACCTGTAGAACACCTCGCGATAGCTGAGTTGCTCTTCCTCGTCCTGCCCGCGCGCCTCGGCATTGTCCTTCGGAATGGGCCGCTGGCGCGCCCGCTCTTCGGCGCTCTGCTGCTCGTGACGCGCCTCGGCGTCGGCGGTACGCCTCTCGCGAACGAGCTGCGCATCGATCCTGTCGAACTCGGCCATGATGTCGTCATGTCGCTTCTCGAGCTCGGCGGCGCGTGTCTCGTCGGTATTCGCCGTGATTTCGTCGAGCGCAGCGCGGGCATCGGCAACCAGCTTCGCCCGCTTCTCCTGAAGTTCCTTGATGCTCATGATTGTCTCCTATTGAGCACGACAAAAGACCCGCCTGATTGCGGGCGCGATCGGCAGGAAGCGGGAGCTTGCCTGGCCTACCTCCGGACCATCCGGGAATTACGATGTGATGCCGCGAAAGCGCTGTTCGGCCTTGGCCTTGCGCTCGGCAATACGCTGCGCGGCAGCGTTGAAATTGTGCTGGCGCTTCTCTTTCCGCGTCGCGTCAAGCGACCGCAAAGCAATCGATGTACCCTCGTATGCCGGCTCTGACACGATCGATACCTCGCGCAGATCGACCTCCATGATCGTGCGCTTGGGCGGATCGACTGTCTCGTCCCATTCCTGCTTCAGGACGATGAAGCCAAAAGACATACCGCTGATATCGCCACGCTCGATCAGTGTCCGCACATCGCGGCCATCCGAGGTGTCGGGCAGGTCGATCTCGACATACAGGCCCTTGTCGTCTTCCTTGAGCCGCAGCGTGCCGGCGCTGGTGCGGCCCAGCACACGGCCGCGGTCGTGATCGAAATAGGCCCGCACATCGTTTTCCTTGATGGACGGAGCGAAAGCGCCCTTGGCGATGATCTCGCGGAAATACCCGCCGATATCGGCAGACTCGCCGAACACGGCGGCATAGCCCGCGACGGTGACTTTCCCATCTTCGGCGGCGCGATGCTGGACCGGCAGGACAAGCGACCGGGTCTCCGTTTCAGGCTTCGTCGTCATTGTCGTCTGCTCCGTTCGAGCCGTTGGATGTCGATGATTTGGGCGGCACCGGGTGTGCCGCAGGAAGCGTTCCGAGCGGCACTGTCGCACCCTGCATGAAGAGATCGTCCGCAGCCGGATTGCTGTGTGCCGGCCAGTTCATCAGCGCGCGACCGCGGTTCGGCTCCATCAGGCCGCCCTGGATGCCGCGAACGATGCCGTCGATCCGCGACTTGAAATCGCCGCGCAGCAGACCGTCGACGTTGTGCTCGACGTAGCGATTGCGGTTCGTCCGGCCGAACAGCTTCAGATTGAGCTCGTCTTCCAGGGCCTGCACCCATTGTCCGATCAGGTGCTTGACCAGATGCAGATCCTGCTGCTCGGCGTTGGTAAACGTCGCGCGCGTCAGATCCTGCAGAAAGACCGGCGGCAATTGATAGGCACGCGCGATCTCCTCAACCTGAAAACGCCGCGCATCGGTCATCTGTCCTTTTTCGGGGTCGAAGCCCACGGGCTTCAACTCGTATCCCGAAGGCATCGGAAAGACTGGCCGGTCGCTTTTCTTGGCGGCCTCGATGACCCGATGCACGTCGGCCATCTGACGCTGCAGCCCGGCTGGGGTGTTGGCAACAGGTCCGATCATCGCAAGCGGCGGAATGCCCCCGCCCGCGAAGAACGTACTGGCGTAATCGTTCATCGCCAGCGCAAGCTGAATCGCCTTGGTGGCAAGTGTGATCGGACCGTAGTGCCGAATTTGGTCTTCGCGAAGGGCGAATGGAACATCGATGACGTCCGCTGACGGATAAGTCTTGCCGTCGAACGCATAAACCAGCCGGCCAGCCGTGCGCTTGATGGTGGCCTTGCTGGGATCAATCAGCCAGAGCGCCTCAACGCCCCCGCCGGATCGCTCGATCCAGGCGAGCCCGCGGCCGCCGGTGAACACCTGCTGCCAGAAATACTGCCAGAACTTAGCGGCACCCATCTCGTCGTTGGGCGCCTCATGAATCGTTGTCTGGAGCTTGCCTTTGATCCGTTGCGGCCCGCTATCCGTGCGCCGATAGACATGCTTGGGCAGCGTCGCCATCGTGCGAGACAAGAACATCACCGCGGCGGTAACGGCCGGCACCTTCAGCGCGGACGCAATCGAGACGGCAGGCAGCCGATGACTATCGAGCCCGAAGAACTCGAGGAAGTTCTGCGAACTGACCGGAACCGTCTCGGATTCCAGCGACGGGCCCGCGCGCTCTTCGCGACTGAGCTGGACGAGAAGTTTCACGTCAGGCCACCAGACTGAAGTCCGGATCGTCCCAAGGCGACGAGGCGGCGGGTTGCGGATTGAGGCTCATGAGATGTCCTGCGTTGAACAGCGCCATGGCTGGATCGACTTTGCCGAAGCCGGCCTCATCGCGCCCCACCCGCATTGCCGTCGGCGTCGGCACGATACGGAGGTTCCCCACACACCAGTTGAGTAAGGGCTGATTGCCGTGCCGGAAGCTGCCGTCGGCCAACTTGCGCTCGATCGTCTTGATCGAGCCCATCAACGCGATACCCTGCCGAACGGCATCGAGCGTTTCCGCGTCCTGGGTCACGCCGATCTCAGCCAGCGCATCGACAATGGCGCCAATGCCCGCAGCGTCGACGCCAACCTGCGCAAGCAGCCCGCGATCGCGAATATCAACGACCAGATCCACGACGTACTGAATGTCCGGCGGCAATAGCGTCGGGTCAGGATTGGCGGCAGGCACATCCGCCAGAAGCTCAGCGAGCACAGGATCTTCGTCCACCCGCTCTTCGTCATGGTGGCCGAAACGGAAGACTGTGAGATCGCCCGCCCGCTTGAAGCGCAGATAATCCTCGGCGTTCGATTTGCGGCGAAAAGCACCGATGGTCGAGATCAATCCATGCGCCCAACCGAGCCAGCGGTTCGTGCCGCGCTCGCGGCCAATGATGGCCACACCAAGCAGATCATCCAAACCGCCGCCGTCGATGCCAATCGTCACCACCTCGCTGCGGCGAAGGATTTCTCGAAGTGAGAGACCCATTTCGACGCCGCGCGACCAGACCAGGGCGCCAGCCCAACCATCGACCCGCAACGATTGTCCGATCTGGACATTGAGGTGCTTGGCGAAAAACCCGATCTGCTGCGGCCGCCCCGCGCGTTCCGCCTCGGCGTATTTGTCAACCAGGTACTGCTCGTGGACGGACGCGCCGAGGTTCGGATTGGTCACGTACCAGTTTTCGCGCGCACGGAACTTCTCATCCTTCAGCAGCCCCGGCGGAAACTCGTAGAGCACCGGCAGGCTGCTCGGCACGCTGATCTTGCCATCGCGGATGTTGCGGAATTCCTCGAGCTTCTGGGCAAACACGCCCGCCGGCGGCGCGTCGGCCTGCGTTGACAGGTAGATGACGAAGCCCTCCGGACGCGACGCTAGCCCTCCCATCGCCTCAAGCAGCATGTTGTCGGCATTCGCGCGCTTGCCGAACACGTGCAACTCGTCGACCAGCAATCCGATGGTCTTCTTGCCGGAGACGGTCTCGCTGTCGGCCGCGATGACCTTGAGAAACGCGCCCGTGTTGCGATGTTCGATGACGCGGCCCGCGCTTGGTTTCAGGATGGCTCGCAGGTCCGGGTCCGCCATCACCATGTCGCGAGCCGGAATGTACGAGTTGTCCGCGATCTCCTTGGTCGGCGCCAGGATGTAGAACTCGCCTGACTCGCGCCAATTGCGGATCAGCGCCGTCACCATAATGCCGGCGGCGAGCGTCGACTTGCTGTTTTTCTTGCTGATCAGCAGGAAGAAATACTGGATCAGCCGCCGGCCGGTTTCCGCGTCATATGCGCCGAAGATCGACGCAACGAAGTCCATGATCCAAGGGCGGGCCACCTCTCCAAACGTCGGCCGATTGGCCGCATCGACAATCCGGAGCGACTTGAAGATATCCAGTGCCGCGTCCGCCTCGGCCGGAAACAACGGCGGAAACGGAATGAGCGAGCGATGCGGCTTGGCTGTGATGCGCTCGACCCAATCCGGGCACGCGGTCGACCACTCCATAAGCTACTGCATCCGTTCGGCAACGGCGCCTGGCGGCGGCGCCGGCGTCGCGAACCGTCCCGTGGCCGCGGCTTCCGCCGCGCGCGCCGCCTCTTCCTTCTTGCCAAGCGGGCGTTCGCGCTGCTCATCGGGCATCCGGGCCTTGCCGACGGTGCCGAGGCCACGGTCGAGCAACGCCTTGGACGCAGCCGCGCGCGCCGTCTCGCTCTGGCCGTCCTGCGCGACCTTGCGGAGCACGGCGACAGCGATGTTCGCATAGCGCCGCGCCTGGGCCCGCACCTCGCCGGTCAGCGACGGCGCCACGGGCGGGGCCATCATAAATGGCAACATGGCGGCATCCCCGCCGATTTCGACAGCCGGCTTGCCGTAGCCGCGATCCAGGATCTCCTTGGCCGCCGTGATCTTGGCTGTCTCGCTCGCCCCATAGATCAGCAGCCGCGACAACGTCTCGATGGCCAGGCCGGCATGTGGCTGAGCCACGCCGTCGATCTCATCCGGAGGCGGCGCGTCGAGTAGCGCCTTGAGCTCAAGCTCGCTCAGCGCCGTCGGCGTCGCGAAGGCTTTCTTCTTTCGGCCCGCGCCCTTCCTCGCCCCACCGCGCCGCGAGCCGTCCCGCGCCCGTTTCTGGTCACGCTGGGTCACGTTTGATTTCCATTGATATCGGACACTGAATTCAAACCTTCAGCGCTGCAGAAAAATTTTGCGCGCATGACCCCCACGCGGTTGGGGCTCCCCGGGGCCTCAGAGATTGGACCACCCCCTCCCCCTTGCATGCGGGCGGCGCGAGCGACGGCCGTCTTGCGCGTGTGACAGGAACCGCAGCGCAGCATCACGTTGGCTGGGTTGAGAGGTGAGCCGCCATCGGCAAGCTCGACGATATGATCGCCGAAGACACGGATGCCCGTTCGCGGCCTGGACGGATCGTGGCGAGGATCTTCGCAGCGCCGACCCCGGACCTTGATGATCTGCGCCATGAGGCCACGCCATTCGGGCGACAGATAGAATGGCTTGGCCTTCTTTTCCGGCTGCCGAAGCTTGGTTCGGCTGGATGGGCGCAGCTTTTGGCGCGTTGATACGATCTTGGCCATCCTACCCTATGAAACGACAAAGCCCGGCACGATGGCCGGGCACGGAACTCCAAGGTCGGGATGGGCGTTAAGTTAGCCTCACCAACGCGCTGGGAGGCTTCCAATGGATGCTCAACAGGTTGGATGGATCGCAGCCATCATCATCGGCGGATTCGCCGGCTGGTTCGCGTCGATGTTCATGAAATCCGGCACCGGAATTTTCATGAACATTATTATGGGTATCGTCGGTGCCGCGCTGGCAAGCTTCCTGTTCGGCCTGCTTGGAGTCGGCTTCGGTGGGTGGATCGGCTATCTCTTTGCAGGGTTCATCGGGGCCTGCATCCTGATCGCCATCGGTCGAGCCCTAAAGCCCGCGTGAGCATCTACCCATAACGAGAAAGCCCGGCACATCGGCCGGGCTTTCATGAGATCAACGCTCGCCGATCTTAACACCAAGCGCGCGCGCCTTTTGACGCAGCGCACCAGGCGTGCGCTTCATTGCCTTGGCAGCCTTCGCAATTGGCGTCTTCGCCTTCGAATGCTTCCGAAGGTCGGCGAGGTCCACCTTGGTCCACGCGACGATCTTCCTGGATTTCGCTTTCTTGGGCGCCGCAGTCTTCACACCAGCTGCCTTCTCGCGCTTTGCCGAAGATGTCCTCTTCGTAGATTTGGCTTTCGTTTTCTTCGCCATGACCGATCTCCATTACAAAGAGCCTCGGTAGGACGCACAAGATACGAAAGGGTTAACTTCTGCGCGGTGTCGCGTATTCGTCCGCCGCCACACTCTACACTTAACGACAAAGCCCGGCGCTATGGCCGGGCTTGTGCTTGGTGGAATCCTTTTGAATTGCCGCGATCCGCTGGATCGTCTCACCCGCCACTTCCCGGAGGTTAGCTCACCTTCAACGGGAGGCCTTCTTGCCCAATGACTCCGAAACACGATTCGGTCAAGCAGCAGCCTGCGGCTTGTGAACAATCGTCTTGCCCGCGCGCGGGCGACGCCGGCGCTTGCGTTGCCTGCGGCCTCGCCGCTCCGCATGCCCTGCGCGCTCCACCGTCCAGCGCATCGCCTCCAACTCATCGACGAACCGATCATTGATCGGGACAGGCACCAACGTCGCCGCGTCGGACAGGATGTTGATGACACCAGGGCAAGCCTGGATCCGCGCGGCCATCTTGGCGATGTCGTAGACCCGGACAAACAGCCAACCGGTAAAGATCGGTTGCGCCGTTTCGGATATCACCTCGCCGCCCCAGCCCATAATCGTCCGCCAGGCCATTGGTCGGAACACACCAAAGCGACGCCGAGCCAGCCAACGCAATGCTCGCATGTCCTCACCCGGCTTCGTCCGCACCAGATACCAACACGGAGCATCATCGTCCCCAATCTCGGCCACGATCCCTTTCATCAACGCAACCAGCCGGTTCATATCCGCCTCGGCTTGGGCGGCTACATCGAACATCCGCCAACACTCGGCAAAGACCTCGCTCAAGTTTCCGTTCGTTGGCGCCAGCATGGTTGTTGTTTCCTTTTGATCGAGCGGGGATTCTGGATGGTGGTGATGGGCTAGGCAGCGGCGGGCGGGCCGGTCGCTCCGGCAGCCGGCGGCCATTCGCTGGGAACGGTGAAGCCCGAGCCCTTTGCGGCCTGCTGTTCCATGAACCGCCACGGGCCGCCGTTCTTTTGGTAGTGCTCACGCCATCGGTGCCACTGCGGTGTCCGCGGTTCGGCGTGGAAAGCCTTGGCAACCTTGGCCGTCTTCGCCGTGAAGCGCTCCCATCGGCGCTCGGCGTAGTAGGTTTTCAGATCGCAGACCTTGCAATTGCTGTCCCGACAGTCCTGGAGATACGGTTTTACGCCGTCGTAGGCTGCGTTTTGCTGATCATCGGTCAAGGCGACGTGGATCTGCTCGCAAGCGAACGGGCTTTTGACGTGGGTTGACGGCCACTGTGCCAAAACGTCCGCAAAAGCGCGCGCGCCATTGGTGGATTCAGTTTTTACTGAATCTGTTTTTAGTGACTCTCTTATAGGCCAGGACGGGTTTGCCGCACCTGGATGACCCGTATCTGGCTGACCCGTACCTGGAGGGTCGTTTTGCCGCCCTGGATCGGACGCATCGGTTTCGGGCTCGGCCGGATCGCCATCGGCATCGCTCGACACGAGCGACGTAGCCGCTTTGGCTTCATCCAGCGTGAGTTCCGGTCCCGGTTCGTCCCTGACCTCATAGACGGTGTGATAGGTGCCGTTCGAAAGGCGCGTCTTGCGTGCGACAACCCAGCCGCAGCAGATCAGATTGAGCATCACGCGCTTGATGGTGTCGCGGCCGACGCCCCAACGCCGGGCGAGCGCGGGCCGGCGCACCTCCCAGTCGTGCGGACGCGACAACAGATAGGCCAGAATCCCGACCTCATCAGCCGCCAGCCGCTCGTCTTCGAACAGCCGGTTGCCGATCGTCGTGAAGTTGGCGGTGTGTTTGCGGCGGATGATCATGCCGCGTCGACTTTCCCCGGCAGAACGATCACGTCGCCCGCGTTGGGCTTGGCCGCGTCCAGTTCGGTCGCGGTTCGAAGCTTGCCCATGATCAGCTTGGTGAAGCTCGTACCGCTGCCGCGCTTGATGGGATGGCCGATGAGACGTGACACCGCGGCTTCAACCGCCGCGATCTGCCGACGCGACGGTTCCTCCGGGTCGAAGAGCTGGGCGAAGTTGACTTCGGTCATGCCGCGCGAGCCTCGTCAGCGGCCGGCTCGCACGCTGGCGTACGGTCGCATTTGATGCGCTCGCCGTTGCGGCGATACTCGGTCCAGTGGCGCTCGTTTTCGTGAGGGCCGATTTTCATCATGCCGCAGTCCCAGCATCGCTGGAACGTGTTGTGGTGATCGGGGCGGACCTTTTCGGACCAGGTGTGCCGCTTCATGACGCCACCTGAAGCCGCTTCTGATCGAGCGCGGAATAGCCGGGCGGCGGATCACCGAAGAAATTGCCCGTGATGGTGCGTCGCTCCAGGGCGGCAAGGCGCTGGTCTCTCCGGTCGAGCGCGGCCTTGATCGCATCCGCGCGTGCGGCGAAAGCGGTGCGTTGGCCTTCGTTGTAGAACTTTCGCGAGACCTGATCCGTGGTGAAGCCAAGCGCACGCGCGATTGCGCCGGTCGTCTCGCCTGCCGAGCGCATGTCCTGCGCGCGTTGCCAGCGAGCCGGTGTCCAGACCGCTTTGGGATGCGCGTTGGGCTCCACGGCCGCCCGCACCCGGTCGGCGCTGGTGCAGAGCGCGTAGGCGATCTCTGGAATCGAAAGACCGTTGGCGCGATGCATGCGCGCGCGTGCGATTTGGGATGCGTTGAGCGCCCATTTCTTCGTCATCGTCTCAATCCCGCTGCTTTGATCCATTCGCGCACTTCGTCGGCCATCGCGCGCTTCGCCGCGAAGACGTTGTCGGCGCCGATCAGATTGCGTGTGACTGGAAGGTGAATCCGCGCCTGGGCGCGTCGAAGCCGACCCCATCCCGCCTGCATGATCTCTCCGACCATGACGGAGCCGAGCCAGGCGGTTTCGCGACCGGACATGGATGGGCGAAAGACGACGGGCGAGAACTCGTTGTCGTGATCGACGCCGGGGTCGTCGGGCTGGCGCATGGGGAGTAAGCCGCGCGGATTCATATGGGCCTCGCGTGCGAATAGGGCGCGGGAACCCGCCGCCCGGTCATCGCGGCCTGGAACGCAGCGCGAGCTTGCGCGTTAAGGCCGCGCAGAATGGCAAGCCAGGGTGGCAAACCATGATCATCAGGAAGTCTGATATCGAAATCGAGGCGAAGTTGATGGATCGCCTGCGCGGCAATCGGAGCTGCGAAGCGCTCGATGGGTGCAAGGTGTTGCCGGGCGGGTCCAAAGGCCGCTGGTATGCCCGGTCTCTGTTGAAGCCGGGAGCCAGTCTCAGCTTTGATTGCGAGCGCGCGGTGACCCAGGCCGTTTGGGAACTGAATTCCCAATACCGATTGCTGCAAACGGAGAGTGTTCGCAGCGCGTAATGTGTTGCATACGTGAGATGAACGCTTCATTCAGCGGCCCTCGCAAAGAGATCGCAGCGTTCGCGATCAAGCGCGTCGGCACATGCTGGATTGAGCCAGAGGACTTCAGTGCGTTCGCGTGCACCGTCCGCCAGCGCAGCAATTTCAATGTGGCGCCAATCTCTCAAGGCCTTGTCGTAGAGCGTGGAACGGTATCCCGAGAGCACCACCATTCCTTCAAGATCGATCAGGCCTGCCAGCAGCGTGTGGTGGTCGGCGCGCGTCATTTCGTGGCGATAAACTCGGATCCCATCCTTGCCGCGCTTGCCCGAGACGGAACGGGTCTCCGGAAGGTACGGCGGATCGACGTAGTGCAGCGTGTCGGGGCTGTCATGCTTTCGCATCACATCGGTGGCGGAGCGACACTCGATTACAATTCCGCGCCAGCGCTCGACGATGATCGCGAGGCAGTCGGGATAGTTTGCCCAGTCATGCGCCGGCGTCGTGCCTGAGCGATTGCTGTTCGCCCGGAAGCCGGTACGCCCATTCTCCGGATTGTGTCCGTCCGAACCGAATCCCATGAACGAGCGCACGATAAGCGCGCGGGCGCGCTCGATTGGGTCGTTGCGCTCGACGTAGGCGTGTTCGAATTCCAATCGAGAGAACGGCGTGAGGCGCAGCAACTCGATAAGACGGGACGCTTCGGTCGAACGGAGCACCTCAAAGAGATTGACGACATCTTCGTCGAGATCGTTGTAGACCTCGGCATAGCTGCGCTCTTTCCGCAGCAGCACGGACGCCGCACCGCCGAACGGTTCGACGTAAACCCGATGTTTCGGGAAGTGGCTGATGATCCACGGCGCAAGCTTCCACTTGCCACCATGCCAGCGAAGGACCGGACGAGTTGGGGGGCTCATGGTAGAATGCCCCAATAAGGAGGGACTAACTCATGGCATGTTTTGTGGCTTGCGAAGCGCGGTCTGGCGATATTGTTTATGTCAATATGGACATGGTGCGCTCGATGCTCCCCTCGGAACGTGGGGGATGCACCATTCGCTGGATTGATGCGGGCGTTGATCCGCTTCGCGTGACTAATGATGCGGAAGAACTCGCTCAGCGGGCCAACGCAAAATAGCTCCGTCATCCACCCGCCTCCCCGCTGATGCCAGATTGGGCCTCACGCGGGGACGCAACGGGTACGGATGACACTGAATTATCTGCGTTACGACGCAGGAATTCCGGAATGTCGAGATCGATATCGGAAATAGGCGGAGCCGCACCCGCCACGCGCTGCGTGACAGATGCGGCCCCTGACGAAGCGGCAACGGCCGAGCCCGAAGGCGTCGCGCCGTCAGTGACGCGCAACACGTCACCTGCTGTGGGTTGCGTGTTGCCATCCTGCGTCGGTTCTTGACTTTCGCATGTGGCAACCCCTCTCTCCGCTTCGATCTGGGAATTGGTCGAGCCCGCAGCCGGCGCCGGGGATACATCGGCCGCGGGCTCTGGCGAAGCGGCGGGAGGGGTGGCGTGGCGCGCTTCGCTTTGGGTGATTTCACCGGTTGAGGGGTCGCAAGATTCGATGGGGGCTTCGTTGCCCCACGCATCCCAGCCCGGTCGCGCACGGCGCGCGTTCAACTCGATCTTGGGCAGGGTCGGGAAGTACGTTTCGATCAACTGGTAGAACTTGTCGGGCTTCGCGCTGTGTGCGCCGACCGGCACATCGATCACCGAAAGCCATTGCGTTCCCATCGCAGGCGCCGGGACATTGCCGCGCGTGCCGACCAGCAGCAACTCGTGCTTGTTCCGAAACCAGTAACCGGTGCCGAGACGATCTTTGTTCCAGATCGTCTGGGATTTGTAGGTGAAGCCCCAGGCCGCCATGACCTTGAGTGCGTCGGGCAGCATCGGTGCCGTCGCCCAAAGGAACAGCACGCAATCATCGGCCGCAATGTCCTTGACCGGGCGCGCGCAAATCGCATCCGTGGCCGACGTCGGATAGTGATTGTCGGCGGACCGGTCCATGCCGGTTTCGCGGCTGTAGACCTCGAACCGCCATTCGGGATCGGCGTAGATGACGCCGTAGCGCTGTTGCGGCAGAAGACGCTGTTTCTCGCCGAGCAAGGCTTCCCTGTTCGCCCGAATTTGCTGCTTGGCTTCCGTCTTCGCGGAAACTTTCTCACCAGATGCGGCGCGCGTAATCAGGGAGTCCCTGACTTCCGGCGCAAGCTTCGCCAAGGCATCCAGTTCTTCGCCTTTGTCGAGCGAGGTCCGCGCCACCTTGGCCAGCGTGTCCTCGCCCAGGGCTTCCCCCCGGTGAACGTCGCGCCTTACAGTCGCAGATGACTGTCCTGTCGCAGCAGCAGCAGCTTCGTCAAATCGAGGTACTGACTCCGAAGTAGCTTGCTCAAGTTGAGCAAGCTTCTTCTTGCTGCGTCCATTTCCAGCCGCGCCAGCCTTCGTCTCGGGATGAAGTTGCTGGTAAATCGCCTTGCGGCGCGCCTGGGCCGCCGAACGTTCGGCGGGCGACAGATCGTTCCGACACAGATTCTCATCGATCAGCGCCAGTTCGGCGCGGAGGTCGTCCATCTCGGTGACGACGGCGGGGATGGTTTTTCGACCGAGGCGACGAAAC